GGCATCAAGCACAAAGTAGTAATCGCCAATCTCACCCCGGAGATACGCATTCCGCTTCTCAATCTCGTCTTCCCATGCACGACCAGGAGCTAAAACTACATCATCGGACAGGTCATATGCCAGCTCCAGGTGGAAGTAACTGGAATCAAAGTTGCGGTGGGGGTGCCTTGCAAAGGCTCCATCAACCGCTATGATCTGATCCACCTTGCCCTTGAGGGACTCCAGAGCCTGGCGAAGGAGGAACAAATCGTCGTTGAAGAAAATCACGCATCCGATGCGCAAGGTTGGCTCCAACTCTTCCGATGAGTATACGGACAGGAAGGAGGACATTCAATGAAAAAAGGGAGGAGCACCAAAATGATGCCCCTCCCCGGAGGAATTCTGGAGTCTACAGGACCCCAGCCGCGCCCGTTAGGCTTAGGTCGGTGCGTTGAACCCGATGGCAACCATAGGTTCGGTCGTCGCAAACACTCGCTTGAACGACTGACGCATCGTGCTGACAAGCATAGTCTGGTCGAACTCGATCTCTTCCTTCGTCTTGGTTGTGACCTGACGGCGATCGCCAATCAGGAAGGACGGACGGTGGACGAGAATCAGCGTACCCTTGTTCGTAGTGGTGCCATCGAACACGCCGGAGGCGTTCAGGTCTTCCCGCGCCTTGCCACTGACGATGATCGGAATGCCGTCCAGCTTGGCCAGTTCACCCTGGAGGATGGTCGCACCCGGGCCGAACTGGTCAACTGTGGTAACTTCGGTCAAGGCCAGAAGGCGGTTGTAGATCTTGGCTCCGCAGATCCAAGCCAGATCATTAGGATCGACACCAAAGATCCCAATAGACCGGCGAATCGCACGGATGTTAGCGATGTTGAAGGTGGACAGGTCGGTGCTCACACCGGTGATGCCTGTGAGTGCCAGGAAGCGCAGGCCCTCATACGCCTTGCGAGCATCGGTGGAAGCAGTTACATCACTATCCTGGTGCGTGGCAGTCAAGTCGCCACTCAGGATGGCGGACTCCATCGCATCGCCGAGGGCGCGAGCAACGTTGTTACGGACGAACGGCAAGACCGGGACAATGCTGTCCTCGGTCAGCTCTTCGGAGAAAAGGACACGGGCCGCAAGCTTCTGTGCGGACAGCGTCACATTCGAGGTGCCCGGAGTGCTAGCCGCGATGGCGGTACCGGAGTCAGCCGTCTCTTCCGGGATCAGGAATCCGGTCGCATCGGACGCAACCACCGGCACCTTGTAAGGATTGGTGGGCTGCGGGATAGTCGTAAACAGGGCCGCGACTCGCAGGCTCAGACGCACCTTATCAATCAGGTCAGCCGTGAACGCAGTCGGAACCCATTCCAGGCCCTCGGACGCCGTCGCGGTATCCATGGCCTTGCCCAGTTCGGAACCCATGACCTGATGGTAGAGCTTCGTGGAACGGGGGTCCACGCCCAGAATCTTCGACAGCAGGTAGATCTTGTCACTCGTTTCCTGCAGTTTCCGGATCTTGGGGTCGTCCGACTTCTCCATTAGGAGATTCGAGCCGGGGATGCCCAACTCGCCATCGGAATAGGAGGTCTGACGCTGCGCCAGCGACTTGCGGAGCTCTTTCAGGAGATCCTGAATCGGACCCACCTTGGCGGTGAGAGCTTCAACAGTCTTGGCGAATTCGGTGGACTTCATCGGTCGGTCTCCAGAGCCCTCTTTGGGGCTATACGTACGCGCGTGCCTTCACCATGCGAGCCAGGTCCTTCATGGTCTCATCGCTAGGCATGGACTTTGCGATAGCCTCCAGGGCATCAACTGCCTCAGAGGGAACTTCATTCTCAGCAGCCTGCGACTTACGCAGGACTTCCGCAGCATCGGCTTCAACTTTGACCTGGGCCTCAGCTTCAGCGGTCTTGGCTGCTTGGCTCTTGCTCAGCATTTCGAAGATGTCATCGATCTTAGTGCGCATCTGCATAAGCAGGTCGGCCATCACAATCCGGCGGGCCTTCTCAGCTTCGGGGGAAAGGTGGGCTTTCGACAGCGCAGCCTCAACTTCGGCCCTCGCTTCAGGCGAAACAGTGGCCAGAGCCTCAACTAGCTCAGGACTCAGATCAGAAGGAGCCGGGCCTTTGAGGGCATCAGCCTCGACCTTGTCGGCCACAGCTTTCTCTTCGAGGGCCTTTGCTTCCGCAGCGGCCTTCTCTTCAGCCAGCTTTTCCTCGGCAAGTTTCGCCTCAGCAGCGTCAGCCTCTTCCTTGGCCTTCGCTTCAGCTTCCAGCTTCTCGCGTTCGGCCTTCTCTTCCTCAGTCTCGTCGAGCGCAGCAGAAGCCGCGTCGGGGTCCTGGGACTTCATCAGAAGGAACTTACGCTTGTTGGCTGGTGAATCCACGAGGTGAATCTCCTCAACTTCGATATCAGCAACTTGGCGGGGCATTCCAATCTCCTCAGTCAATTATTATACGAAGGAAGGGGATCACTACGCCGCAGAGGCAGCTGGTTTCTTCGCATCACGCCCGAAGCCTTGCAGGGAGAAGCCCGTGAGCTTCCCTGCCCGCACAGCTTCCCAAATCCGCTCATTATCGACATGAACACCAATCACCCACGAACCCTTGGTAACCTCTTCACCGTTCAGATGAAAGTCAACTGGGGCGATATAACACTCCACCAGCTTCAAGTCCGGAGTCGCGCGTTTATGCATCAATCCCAGCTTCTGCCAGTTGGTCATGAACTTGTGGCAAGCCTTTTCGATCGCATCCGCGTCGGCAAAATCACCCTGGCCGTCAACGACGTTGGGCTCATAGACGATACCGTAAACGAGGCGGCGGTCATCAGCTTTGTTTACGATGAAAGAAGCAAACTTCTGGGAAGGGATGGACATAGCACTCCGCCGCAGCATCCTGTCAGGATAAACTACGACGGTAGATTACCATAAACGCTAGGAGGGAGCGTTAAAGAGACACTGCTGCCCATGTTTCTTGGGGTTCACTGCCTCTGCAACTCGGCAAGCAGCGATCTGGTTCAGCATCCGTTTCCGCTTGTGCCACGAAGTCCCGCCGCACTCTGGTCCGACACCCAGCTCTAAGCTCACGGGATCTGTGATCTTCCGGTTGCACTTATGGCAGGTCCGAGAAGCCCGGATCGTCATGCCCCGACGGTGGTAGGTGGAGTTCTCGCTCCGCAACATCTCCATCAGGATGAACGCCAGCTTGTCCTCCTCAGTGGAGAGGAAAGCTGGGTCAGAACTTCCACGGTAGCGCTTCCAAACAGTAATGTGGTTAGGGCCAACAAAGCCAAACTTCCGGAAACGCTGCCTCTCCAAGACGCCAACAACCCGCGAGCCCGGAGCAAACCTGGACTGCTGCGGCATCGTCCACACCTTCAAGGTTTTGTGACCCTTAGACTTCGGGTTAAACAGGGTATAGGTCCCGTTGTGAATCACCCTCAGCTCCGCTCTTCCCGGCCACACGCAGTGCAGGTCCACTTCGCATGCTTAACCGACCGAGTATGAACACGGCGACCGGGGCCATACCGTGCCTCCTGGAACGGATGCGTACACACGCACTTCCGGATGCTTGAGGGTCTGGGTTCCATCTGCATGTTCTGCTCCTTTTCTCTCCAGTTGCCTAGACTACATACCCCCAGCAATAGGTTCAGCGTCCGCACCGTCAGGTCCAGGAACGTCCACCCCCTCACGGACTCCTAAGACAACAGCATACACCGGAAGATGCAGCAGGAACTCAGTCTCTAACTCCAGTCGCTGGGAGAAGCTCACGTCCCAATCTGGAAGATGCGGTTCCGGCCCTTCACGCTCAAGGTAATCGATGCCGCTAGGGCGGCGGCACACCACAATCATACGGAAGAACCGATAGCCGTCCAGCTCATCCTCTACTTCGTCGCCCTCAGAGCGCCAATAATTCTCCACGATATGGACGAAATCGGGCAGCTGATAGAGAGGGTCAGACTTAGCCAGTATCACCCAGCCGCAGTGATTGAAGTGATCCAGCTGTTGGAGTGCCGAAGTCATCTCCATCCTTAAAGAGTTTGGTGGAGTCTGGCGGGATCGAACCGCCAACCTCCTGCTTGCAAGGCAGGTGCTCTCCCAATTGAGCTAAGACCCCTACAGTGCCCTTCCTTTATTGGTCGGGGCAGCCAGAGGATTGTTCAGCACGTTGGCCCGTTGCTTAGCCGACTCCTCTGACATATGCGTTGCAACAATCTCGTTCTTCTGCCGATCTTTCACGCTCCAGGAGTTTGGGGTGTGGAGGAAAGAGAAATAACGAGACATGTCTACCTCCTCATCCAGCTCGCGGGCCTGCTCCTCTGCTGCCATCTCGGTCAGGCACTGACACTGGACGATTACGGCATCCCAATCTTCCTTCTCCAGCGCCTCACTGAGGAAATGCCGGTACGCCTGCATCGTGGTCTTGACTGTTGAATCCATGCCGTCTCCTTTTCTCTCCGGTTACCTAGAATACACATCCCGAACACAGGGTTCAGTTCTGGCTGGAAGGGGCGGGACTTGAACCCGCTACCTTCCGGGCTGTGGGCTTCGGGCGCGTCTCGTCAGACCACCCTGTGACACCACAGTAGTTCCCGGCTGCTCTATCATAGTTGAGCTACCCTCCCACAATAAGCAGGGTGAAGTCGGAGTCGAACCGACCGGCGAGGTAGTCAGGACAGAGCCTTTCCTCGGGCTGCGCAACCCTCGGTCCGGGATAACCCTCTATGCGCTCCTCGTGCACACCATCGTGCTCCCACCCATAATTCTGAAAGCCCTGGAAGGAATTGAACCTCCACAGTTTTGACTCCGGTTAGCTACTCGGTGCCATCCTTTCGCCTCCAGAGCCCCATCGAAACCTATCGGGGTTGGCAACCTCGACTTCCGCAGGGCCATATTTTCCTAGAGTTCCTGTGCAGACGCCCCCCAGTTCACGGGCCTGGACCTGCCAGGGACGCCTCCACAGAAACTCTAAAGTTGTCAAAGAACAGGACGCTGGTCAACCGCGCGCTACCCACCCGGATTGGTTACCGGCCTAAGCCTCGTCCTTTGTGCGTCCCTTCCTACCTGCCATCCCAGCTTTCTTCGTAGCCCGCCTGCGAATATTCTTGGGCGGCTTTGTTGGGGTCCGATTCTTCGGGCGTCAGAACAAGTGGTGCTTCCACCGACTCCCGGAGAGCCTTGAAACGTAGAGCAAGGCGGATGCGCCGAAGCTCAATCTTCCGGGCTCTTTCAGTTCTCGTGCTGAATTCCTGCATGATTCGTCTCCCTTCGTAGGCCCAAACTCAATGATAAATAATGCAAATAACGTGCCAAACTTACGTGGAAAATAACTGGTAAGGCGAACGTAGACCAAGCCAGGAGCAACAGGTCACCAGCTACACCTGGATTAGGTGATTGTCATAATGACACGTTCTCATGAACGGGACAAAACGTATCATTGTCTCAACAACGTAAACCCATACCCACCAACGTATTATACGGATTGTCTCGGAAACTGTCTCATTCCTAGGCCTTGCGGCGGAGGCGTCTACGCCAACCATCCTCTTCATTCTGGGTAAGTGGAGCCACGATATCCACCTTGCCGTGCTTCTTGCGAGCACGCTCAAGCGCCTTCTCAGCATCTGTCTGCTTCTTGGCCATAGTTATCTCGGGCTCGCAAACACGGTTCGTACATCAGAGGAAATGACCATCACCTCTTCCTCTATCATGGAAAATGTGGTGAGCGTACCTGAAGGCACCTTCAGGGTCACTTCGTCCCCCAAAATATCTGCTACATCCACTTTAGACTCCAGTGTAATCGGGCCAAAAGAAAACTCATCCGATATGGCCGGGTTTCCCGTCCAAGACGCTACAGTATTCTGAACCTCAGATAGGGCCGTTCTCGTCTCCGGAAGAGG